CTTGGTTTAGACCCCGCTACGGCGGGGTTTTTTACATGGCTCTTGCGTTTTGCCTTTGAATTCTTTGTAGTGTAGATTCATCTGTTCTAACACCAATACTAGATTCTACCACTACTCCAGCTGAACCACCACCTCCTGGTGCACCAATCGTTTGAGAGTTATCGATAACGGTTGTATTAACTGACGATTCTGCCACACTCTTTATTTCCATATTTTTATTCATCGTAGATTGTAATCTATTATCAGTAGGATTAGGTGTGGGAACAGGAGTAACTGATGATGCTGTGGGAGTAGATGATGATTTAGTTGGTGCCGTGGCCTTTGGTGTGGTTGTTGGTGTAGTTGTTGCAGATTGTGTGTTTGCAACTTTTGGAGTTTTTGTTTCTGTTGGAGATAATGTTTGTTTCTCTATAGTTTCTGTTTGTACAGGTGTTGCTGTGGGTTCTACATCACTAGATGAATTTGAAATATACTCAAACAGTTTTTCTGCACCTGCTTTACCTGCTGTCTTACCGCCAACATAACCAGCAACAGCACCCGTAGCACCGCCAAGGAATGCACCTATAGGTCCTGCAACAGAACCTACAGTAGCACCAATTGTGGCTCCAATAGAAGTACCAGCACCAGCCGCAATGATGGATGCGGTAGTCGTTATAACTATTTTTTTCAATTCTTCATCGGTGATTTTTTCTTCTTCACGATCAGTAATTGCTTGTTGTATTGTTCCAATCATTTCAATGGCACCAGCAATACCACCAATGAATGGTAGTTTAGTCAAATACTTTGCAACACCTTTAGCACCTTTTAATACCTTTGACATTTTGGTTGCTTTTGGCTTTTCTTCTGCCTTATCAACTTTTGTTGCTTTTGCTTTTTCTTCTTTGTATTTTTCTTTGCCTTTTTTCTCTGCCTTTTCTAGTTCTTTACTAGATTCTTTCTTCTCAGTTTTTTCTAATTCTTTAGATCCTTCTTTTGTTTTCTTTTCGCCTTCTTTTTCGAGAGGTTTGTCGGTTGACTTATAACCTTCTTTCTTAACATCTTTAGCTTTTGGTGCACCGGTTGGAGATTTTTCGAGTAATGATTTCAATCCTAATAAACCAGCAATTTTTCCAAGTAAAGCAAGTGCGCCACTAATATGGCTCCAGATCCAAGAAGTTACTCCGTTGATAATTCCCATTAAGAATGATTTGGCGCCTTCAATCAGACCTTTAATCATGTCTAACAAACCACCACCTTCTTCTTTTTTACCTTCTGTAATGATTGTGGCTGTTTTTCTGTTTTTTAATGCATCAATGAGTTCTTTGTTCCACTTATCTTTTTGTTTTTCTTTAATTTTCTTAAAGTTTTTCTCAATCTGAAATCTTTTTATCGATTCAATTTGTTGCATTTTGATAAGGTTATACATTCTGGCCAATACAGTTGCAATACCATCACCTTTTTTCATTGATTGGTTATTGCCCTCTGAAATAGCAGAATATAATCCTGTGTCGGATTTATTCAACTTCTCATTTGTATAAGATGGTTTTGTTTTGGCCTCTTTGTATTTTTTATCTCCTGCAAAGTAACTAATATCTTCTTTACTTCTGCCTGTAATTTTACCAAGTAATGCTGAACCTAATTTACCTGTTAACATTTTGGCAATGTTCAAAGGATCAAACTTTTCTTTTAAACCTGTAGATCTGGCTTTCATTTTTTCTGAAATAGAACCACCGATAGATGAACCAATACCTTCACCTTCAACCAGTTTATCTGTAATCAGATTTTTTAGTGACTTCTTTCTAATCTCTGCAGCACGCTGATAAGACATTTTCTTTTCGCCGGTCTTAACATCGATTTGATTTTCATCTTGCTTTTTAGGTCTGCCTAACTTATTCATTTCTTGTTTGGTCGCTACACGAATGTAACTACCAGTTTCAGCTAAAAGAAACCAATGGCCTTTCTTGTTGAAGGCATTTGGATTCCAAGAAAAGGTATCTTGACCTAGAGTTTTTATTATAATCATTTTATGCTGGGCTCGTTGCTAATAGTGGGTAGTCATCTGGTGAGGTCATACTTATCACCTGTGGTTGTTCATTACTTCCTGAATTGATGATTGTCTTGGTGTTATTAATAGCCACATTGGTGATTGAAGGCCTCTGTCTTAATTCTTCATTTTGTGTCGAAGAAGCATACATTTTTTCACCTGATGTATTGGTTGTATAATTTTCTACTTTGGCCAACTGTTGAGCACCAATACCTTTAGTTAAATCTACATTGGCACCAACGATTGACTTAGTAACTTCTCGATTGGCATCTCTTTGATTTGTGAAACTGTTTACTTTATCTTTTAGTCTTTGTTTAACATATACAGCAACAACTTTAGGTGCAATTGCTGGGTCGTTAACTAATTCTGGATTTTTAACTAAATCAACATTTAAAGCTTTACCAATTCTTTCATAGTTATCTCTACCAGTCAATTGAATTAAACCACGGCCACGGAATTTCCATGCATCACCTGGTTCTTTATTACCTAGATTCTTACCTTTGGCTGTTTGATAACCATACACCAACTCAGAAAACTTTTCTGGATTACCAAGGTATGGTTTTATTTCTTCATCAGACATACTTGATGTAACACTAGGAAATACCTCACGAACTCTTTTGATAGTAGTATAGTTTAAATTTTCACCAACAGTTTTAAATTCACTTTCTTTACTAATGTTACCCATAATAGCTTTCTTAGTAAACTCATTAGTGATGCCTACGTCTGCAAGTGCAGTACCGACAGCCGCAATAGTACCAGCAACACCAACTACTGCTTTAGTTGCGGTTGAAACACCTGGTGTGGGTGTAGTTGTTGGCGTTGGTGTTTTAATTGCAGTAACAGGTGCGGTTGCTTCAACTTTTGGTGTAACCACCGGAGTTTCTACTTTTGCAGTTGGTGATGGTGCTTTTGCAGGCGTTACAGTTGGCACAGGTTTAACTGGTGCACCAACTTCTTTAGCTTTGGCGACCTCAACTTCTGGTTTTGCTGCAGGTTTACTCACCGCTGCAGTTGCCGCTTCAGTTTTAGGTTTTTGAGGAAACTCCAACTCTTTCGTAACTTCTGTTTTGTCTTTTTGTTTTTGTTCGGATTTTAACTTTTCAATTTCTTCTTTAGTTAATTTCTTTTCTGACACACTTTTAATCTCTTTAATTAAATTGTCGTGTCGTATTTGTTCTTCAAACTGGTTTTCTTCATCAAAATTATGTAACAGTTCTCTTTGTAGAGTTTCTCTCTCATAGAAAGTTTTTAGTAAATTAACCAGTCTGGCAGCAACAGTTGCAACATTGTCACCTTTTTGTAATGAACCTCTTTGACCTTCTCTGATGGTTGTATAGAAGGCAGTATCAACCTTACCAACTTTACTCTCTGGTGCAGAAACTTGGCGATATGATTCACCTTTCTTGCGACCTTTGTTAAGGAAATACTCCATGTCCTCAGACTTGCGACCGGTAATTTTACCAACGAGTGCCATGCCTAAATTGCCAGTAAGCATCTTTGCGATGTTTAATGGGTCAAACTTCTCTTTAATGCCTGTTGATTTTGCCTTGAATGTTTCGGAGATGCCAGAACCAATTGCGCCACCAATACCTTGGCCAGCAACAAGCCTGTCGGTAATTGAACCGACTAGGCCTCTTTTTCTGGTATTCGCTGCTTGTTGATATTTGCTTATCATTTACCTTGTCTTTGCTTAATCTTTTCGTTTTCTTCTTCAATGTATTGTATAAGCATATTAACGTAAATATCTCGTTCCCAAGGTATCATATTCTCAAGTTCACTAAGACTATACTTATGGTGTTGCATCAATGAAAAGTTAGTCTTATAATAGTTTCTCAAATTGTCATGACGAAATGTTAACCGAAAAAATTGTCTAACCCTTCCACCTCTATCGTGTGGTTGTATCCACACTTACCACAAGTTGTATTAATAGTCTTGTTTAGAACTGGAAGATTGTTAAAGAATTCTTCAATCTTTGCAAACTGTTCTGCGTTTAATGATTCGACAAATTCAACCAATTCGGTTGGGTCTGTTTCATTTGGATAGTAATACTGTTCACCATCGTAAATGTATTCAATACTCTCCACAATCATTTGAAAGGCCATCTCTGTAGCACTATCAAACTTGGTTGCAGTATCTAACAATGAGAACTCAGGATACTTTAACTTGATTGCAATGGTGTCGTTTAACTGAATAACATCTTTGGCGTTCTCATTCATTTGAACTTTAATATCCAAAAGATTAATGGATGTGTCCATGAGATTACCACAAGCCTTATCATTAACCTCGTTTTCGCAACGGTACTTAGATTCTATTACTTCGCCTACGGAACGAGCTCGTAAGTTTAGAAAATAGAATTCAACATCAATAATTGGTAATGTATCAATATTGACATCGGTTGTTAAAGTGCAGTTGTGTAGTACCTGTTTAATATTCTTTTCGATTGTTTCTTTATCGTCAGATTCCATTGCCATCATTAAGTTTCTTTGCTCTTTAACGAGAAAAGGCCTAAATCGAATATGTTTCTTGGATAAAGGTAAATCCATTTCATAAACAGGTGAATCAATTTTTGGTAATGCCATTTTATTATCACTCCTATATTAAAAAATTATCCCCAATAAATCCCACGGTCATAAGGATCAGTATAAATTCCATCTTGGCGACCAACGCCAGGTAATGCAAAACCATCATCATCGTTTGTAATCACCAAAGGATCAAAATCTTCATCAGCACCAAACCAACTAAAAAATCCTGAATCTTCTGAACCATAATCTGATCCATTGTATGACGGATCTCTACCAAAGATGTCGTTACCAATAGTACTGAATGGGTTGTCTAAGTCGGCTTCATCACCAAAAGTACCCAATGAACCTAGTCCACCAAGTGCAGATGTGATTCTTGAAATAACACTCAACAATAAAGAATTACCAAGAGCCTGTACAGAGTTGTTAATCCAATATGAATACGCAAACACCACAGTTAATTTGTGGTGACCATCAGCAGACCAATCCAAATCTAATTGATTAACAGATATAGGATATGCATCGATCAAATTGATTGAATATGTTACCTTGTTATGCACATCGTACTGGTTAATCACAACATTCGTTACATAATCCATCTTGTATGTAAAATTAAATGAGTATGTTGGATTAATAAATTCTTGCCATGTATCAAAAAAGATTTTGGTTTCCATGTCATCATCAACAATGAATGTTAATGTAACATCGTTATAATTAGGTTGATATGGAAACTTCTCAACCGGATTGGCACCAATTTTACGATCAGCAGTTGCAAACGTTCTGCTCGGCAGTTCTGCATTTTCACAACGCATCTTTAAAATGCGGGACATACCTCTAAAAGGTATAAGTGTAATAGGTACAGGAACTTCTACATCGAATTTGTTTGGTCTTGCAACATCAACTTTAAAACTAGATTTGAAATCACTTATGTTACCACTTTTACCTGGTTCATTACCAAAGATACCTCCAAACAAAGTTTCTGTTACGTTACTAACCGTATCTTCAACCTTATTAAAAATGTCCCCGAGTGCCATCTTATGCTTTCCTTATTTCGTCTAATGATTCTTGCCATACTTTGGCTGGTTGAGCACCGGCAAACATATGAATTGGCAAGTATGCCGCAATATCCCACTCATTTGGTTGAATGGTAAGTAATTTTGACCGGATTTGACCAGTCAGATATCGTTTGATGCATGGCCTAAACTCTCTAAGGCGCCTGGAGGCGTTCAAAATATCATAGGTGACACGCAACCTTTTGATATCATCATTTTTGTCTAGGACAGCGTAATCCATCAATTTACCTAGGAATGCCAACCTATATTCAAGTGGCAAGTAATGTAGGTTTAAACCTAAGAATCCGTCATTATACTTTTCTAATGCCAGAACCATAGGAAACTTGTCATAATAAGGTAAATCTGCCTTACCGATGGGACTATAATAAAAACAATACAAACCACCCAATTTAAAGGATGTGGTCTGTCTAAAGGTTTCTCTATTCATACCAGACCTAATTGTGGCTGGATTTCTTAATTCATTAACCTTGCCTTCCATCCATTTCATAGCGTCTTTCGACATGGTTTGGATTTCAGCTGCGGTTTTTTGTTTTGCGAGAGAGGTAAGTTTAGATGCCATTTGACTATTTAGTTGAGTCCGAGGTGATCTTCTGTAATCAATTTAAACTCCCAACCTCTGTCCAAACAGAATTCATTGGCGGCCTTCCATTTGGCTTGATTGACCGCATAAGTAGTTACCTCATTGATGAATTGTTTGGTGACTCTTTTTCGTGGTTCTGGTGGTAAAGTCTGTTTCTTTGGTTTAACTTCCAACATCATTGTTTTCAATGAACCATCTCTAGTTTTAGCCTTAACAATAAAGTCAGGAAAGTATCTGTGTTTACGATTATCTACAGGGGAGATGTAGGGAATGATAAGTTCTTCGGATGCCCATGAAATAATATCGGAATTGCGGTCGAGCCAAGACATCACCTTACATTCCCATGAAGAACGGTAGATGATGTTTTTTGGATCCCCAATATATTTCTGTGGGTTCTTTGGTGTAAATCGTCCAGAATATGCCATAAATAGTATGTATAATCAATTTTAGAGATAGTCAATGGCCATAATTTCTATTCCATCATCTTTTGCTGGTGTTTCAATACCTTCAAATGTATTTAACCCAAATAGTCCACTAGATTTATTGTATGGTGGCTTGGGTGTAAAAACATACAAGTACCCATCAGACTTGGCCACCAGTCCATCCAAGTCGCATTATGTACAGTTTTCGATTAAAGAAATTATACCTGCCTCATACAATGGCGGAAGTGCTGGTGCAGGTGGTGCAACTGAACTGGGGCCCGAACCTTTAGGTGATCTCGGTGGTGCTGGGTTTGGTGAAAACACAATTTCAGGTGATAGAATTGGTTTGGGAAATACAGCTGCCTTGGGTACTGAAATAAATTCCATGCTTGGTCTTGACTTTGGAGGATTTGGTGATGCAGCTGGTGGAATTCTTTCTGATGGTTTGCAAATTAGTCCAACAACTACTCAACCTAAAGCTGTCGTTTCGTTGTATATGCCAGACACATTGAGTGCTCAATATAATTCCAGTTATGATGAGTTACGTTTAACCGATCTTGGTTCTGCAATTAATACTGTTAGAACTATTGATCAACTGGCAGCTCGTGGGCCCTCACTTATTGATGCTTTCAAAAGTGGATCTGCAAGTGGTGGGATGTTTGGTGGAGTGTCAAGTATGGCTAAACAAGCAGGCAATATTGCAAGTACAGACCCAGCGGCCATCGCATTGATTACTAAAGCAATGGGTAATATACCAGGCATAAACGCAGATAACGTACAGAGTGTGTTATTAAAAGGTGCAGGATACGCAATCAATCCTCAACTACAAATGATTTATCGTGGTATTGGATTAAGAAGTTTTCAATTAACTTTTGTATTTACACCAAATTCACAAGGTGAAGCTGAAGAAGTTAATTATATCATTCAGCAGTTCAAGTATCATTTTGCACCTACTCTATTGTCAGCCAAAGAAACATCATCAGATTCGATGTATCTTGTACCACCCTCGATCTTCTCGGTTAACTTTATGATTAGTGGCCAAGAGAACAAATTTTTACCAAAATACGGTGATTGTGTGTTAACAGATATTGATGTTAACTATACACCAAACGGTTGGGCAGCATATGATGACGGTGCACCGATTCAAACAACATTAACAATGTCATTCAAAGAAACCGAAATTATGGACAAAAAGAAAATCCAAAAAGGTTACAAAGGCCTTGACGGAGGATTAAGATAATGTTATATTTTAATTCTTTTCCTAAAATAGCAACAACAGATTATAAAGGCAACGGTATCACAGCAACAAACATCATGACAAGAGTGAATATGATTCCTTCTCTTATGAAAAATCCATTGTTGTTTTACTCTTATGATATTCAAGAGGGTGATACACCAGAAATTGTTGCAAGTAAATATTATGGTGATGCTAATCGTCATTGGATGGTACTATATGCAAATCAAATACTTGATCCTCAATGGTCATGGCCATTAACAACACAACAACTTGGTAAGTATATTGCGGACAAATATGCGGCCGAAGCAGAAGAAGCCAATGTGCCAAGTTCAATCTCTTATGCACAACAAACAATCAAACATCATTTAAAAACATTTGGAACAAACAATTCCGACACAGGCAGAACCAATTTAACAGTTATTGTGGATGAAGAAGATTGGAATTTAATTCAACCTGAAACCATAACACAAACTTTCTCAAATGGTACATCTGTTCAAAAAATAATTTCAAAAAG